CATCTATACGAAAGAGTGAAGATCTATCAAGAAGAGAATTTCAAATATGAAAAACTAAAGGTAGATCTTAGAAAATAAATGGAAGAAGAATTTTATTCAACAATAAAATTATCTACTGGTGAAGAACTTGTAGCAAAGGTATGTTACTTACCTGAAGAAGATTCTTTACTAGTAGAGAAACCAATGGTTGTTGAAACCCATGTCTCTAAAAAGAATGGTAAACGTGTAGAAGGATTTGTTCTTAAGGAATGGATTAAATCATCTTACGAAAATATGTTCATAGTGAAGATGGAACAGATAGTTACCATGAGTGAATGTGATGAAAGAATCAAAAGATTTTATCTAGGCAATCTAGAAGAAAGTGATGATGAAATTAATGTAGAGACAAAGAGATTAAAAAACAATGGTTATGTAGGTTCAGTAGAAGAAGTAAGAAAAAATCTAGAATCACTATTCAAAAGAAGTTAATAGATACAGTTATCTTTTGAACCCTTGACAGAGTTATTGTACTGAGTTTCTGAGGTTCTGTCAAGCCCTATTGACAGATTGTCCGAGATCACTTATACTAGTTTCAGGAAACAAAGCAAACGCATGTCAAGGACTAAGAATAAAGAATATTACGTAAACAATAAAGAATTCTTGGCAGCGATTGTTGAGTATCGAAAGAAGGTGCAAGCAGCAGCAGAAGCAGGGACTGAACGTCCTCGTGTCACTAATTACCTTGGTGAATGTTTTCTGAAAATTGCTACACACCTTTCTTACAAACCTAACTTTGTCAACTACATGTTCCGTGAGGACATGATCTGTGACGGAATTGAAAATTGCTTGCAGTACATTGATAACTTTGATCCTGAGAAGAGTTCCAATCCTTTTGCTTATTTCACGCAGATCATCTACTATGCCTTCTTGCGTCGCATCCAGAAAGAAAAGAAACAACTTGAAATCAAGGGTAAGATTCTTGAGAAGTCTGGATACCAGGAAGTCATGTATACCGAGCGTTATGAAGGAGACATGGCAGGAATGAATGCTTCCTATTCTGACATGGGTAGTATTAAAGAAAACATTGAAACCCGTATGAACCGATGAAAGACGAACCAATTACAGTAGAAGACTACAAACTAGTTTCCGATGAATTCTTCCAGAAGTATGATTTCGTAACGGAACGAATGCGTGTAACTGCTAAAGCAGAAGATGTTCTCAAGGTGATGGAAGCACTTAGTAGTGCCGTCATGAAGGACAGAGTGAAAAACAAAATTGGACCCTTTGGATTTAATAAGAATGGACAAGACTCAGACGGATCAGAAGAAAGCAAAACTGAGTGATTCATTCGGTGGCACTATCGAACAGAACATTCCTGAAGATGTAGAATGGATTGATGATGCTTTCTACATTAAGAAGACACGTTTTGGATTGCATACCAGCATCCTAAAAGATCCACTAGGACAACACTTCATCACTGGACTTGAGTATGAAGATGTTCTTAAAGTCACACGTTGGCATCTTAAGTGCTTGCAAGAGGACACACTAGATGAGTATACTAGAGTAGTAAATAGCGGAGTCGTTGGAGGCAAACTATGAAACCGACTGAGAATTACGAACAACTGCTTGAGCGTTTTAACAAGCGAACTGAACAACTAGTTGACAGACTGCATGAACTGCAAGATGCTCATTATGAATATGAGCGCATTGAAAGAGATCTGATTAGACTAGAAGGATCTGTGCAAGCAGTAGAATACCTAGCATATGGCACACTGCCTGGTGATGGTAATCATGATGGTATGAAAGATCACAAACCCCAATGAAAATTGCTCTAATTACAGACCAGCATCTAGATGGACGTAAAGGTTCTCTAGCATTTTGGAATTATTTCCAGAAGTTCTATGATGATGTATTTTTTCCAACGCTTGAAAGAGAAGGTGTCCGCGTCATCTTTGATCTGGGCGACACATTTGATAATAGAAAGTCTATGGACTTTAATACTTTTCACCGTGTGCGTGAAAATTATTTCGAGAGACTGAGACCCTATGAAGTTCACATGCTGCTTGGCAATCACTGCACGTATTACAAGAACACCAATCGCATCAACTCTCCAGAACTTCTTCTAGAGCAGTATAAGAATATCAGAATCTATTCTGAACCCAAGGAAATTCTCATGGGTAAGAAAGTATTCTTGATGCTTCCTTGGATCAACAAAGAGAACCAGGAAGATATTTTCCGTAGACTAGAAACCAGCGAAGCAGATATCTGTTGTGGTCATCTTGAACTAGATGGGTTTGAAGTTACGCCTGGCATGAAGATGGATCATGGAATGGATCCCAAACTATTCCATCGTTTCAAACGTGTGTGGTCTGGACACTTCCATCACAAATCCAAGAAAGGCAACGTCCAATATCTTGGCAACCCTTATCAGATGTTCTGGAATGATTATAAAGACACTCGCGGTTTCCATATCTACGATACTGAAAGTGATCGACTTAAGTTTATCGCAAATCCGTATGATATCTTCGAGAAGATCTTCTATGATGACACCAGTGTGGACTACAACAAACAAGATGTGCTGCATTATAAAGACAAGTACATTAAGATTGTCGTTGAAAACAAAACTGACTACCATATGTTCGAGACATTGGTTGATCGTCTTTACAACGTAGGTGTCCATGATGTAAAGATCGCTGAAACCCTCCTAGAAGACGATCTAAGCGACGGAGATACAGATGTTGAGGTAAAGGATACTATGACTCTTTTGAGTGAGTATATCGACGAAGTAGAAATGTCCGTAAATAAAAAAGATCTAAAGTCTCTTATGAAATCTCTATATATTGAAAGCTGCGAAATCGCCTAATGTACATTCTCACACTTCACGGACAAGAGACTGGCGTGTTTTCCCTGGTAAATGATGTGGGTGAACAAGTCATTCCTTTGTTCCAGGAGTATGATGATGCGGAGCGATATAACATTTTGATGGATGATCTTACTGAGAGAAAGATACCTCTTGATATAACAGAAGTTGACGAAGAAGTAATTGTCACAGCATGTGAGGACAGAGACCAAAAGTATGCTATAATTACTTCAGATGATCTATTGATTCCCCCTGAAGATATCATTGCATGATTGTATTTGAAAAAATTCGTTGGAAGAATTTCTTGTCTACAGGGAACGTCTTCACCGAAGTTGATATTCGTAAAAATAAAACCAATCTAATCGTTGGAGAAAATGGCGCGGGTAAGAGTACCATCTTGGATGCTCTTACTTTTGCTCTGTTTGGTAAACCTTTTCGTAAGATTAACAAACCGATGCTGGTCAACAGTATTAACGAAAAGGATTGCCATGCAGAAATCGAATTCAGCATTGGTAAAAACCAGTATAAAGTTGTTCGTGGTATCAAACCTGCCAAGTTTGAAATCTATTGCAATGACCAACTTTGGAATCAAGAAAGCACGGCAGTAGATCAGCAGAAGAATCTTGAGCAAAACGTACTCAAGATGAATTACAAATCATTTACTCAGATTGTAGTTTTAGGTTCATCGACGTTCGTTCCGTTCATGCGTCTTCCTGTTGCACAACGCCGTGAGATCATTGAAGATATTCTGGATATCCAAATTTTCTCTACGATGAATGTCCTGCTGAAGGACAAGATTCGTGAGAACAATGAAGAACTCAAAGAGTTTGATTATCAAATTGATCTTTTAAAGGAGAAGATTGAACTCCAGAAGAACTATCTTTTAGACCTTGACAAGAAAAACAAGGCAGACATCTCTAAAAAAGAAGAAAAGATTTCAGAACTTTTAGAAGAGGAAAACAAACAACACATTCTTATTAAAGAAACAAGTGATGTTATCGAACAACTCAATGAACAAATTGCTGAGTATTCGACATCTTCAGATAAACTTAAGAAACTCAACACATTTCTTATTAAAGTAAGTTCTAAAATCCAAACATGTCAGAAAGAACATTCGTTCTTTGAGGAGAATCATGTATGTCCTACATGTACACAAGACTTGTCTGAAGATTTCAGACTTGATAAAATTGCATCTGGTAAAAACAAACTAGATGAAATGACTCTAGGTTACAATGAACTCCTTTCTGCTATCGGTGAAGAGGAGAAACGTTTTACTAAGTGGAACGAACTATCTTCTAAAATTACTGATAATAATAACAGTATCTCTCAGGCAAACTTTGCTATCAATCAGATTCGCAAGTCTATCCTTGGTGTAGAGAAGGAGATCAAAGACCTAGAGTCTGGTGGCGGGGATAAGAAAGAAGCATACACTAAACTGGAGAAAATGGTTGGGGAGAAAAAAGAACTCAACTTCCAATTGACAGATTCTAAACGAGATAAAGATGTGTTAAGTGTTGCCTCTCAATTGTTAAAAGATAATGGAATTAAGACTAGAATTATCAAGAAGTACCTGCCCACGATGAACAAGCTGATTAATCAGTATCTTCAGGGTATGGAGTTTTACGTTAACTTTAGTCTTGATGAAAACTTTGAAGAAACTATTAAGTCTAGATACCGAGACCAATTCTCCTATGCTTCTTTCAGCGAAGGAGAGAAAGCTCGTATTGATATTGCTCTTCTGCTTACTTGGCGAAGCATTGCTAAACTTAAGAATAGCGTCGATACTAACCTCCTTATTCTAGATGAGATCTTTGATGGTTCTCTTGACCAGCAGGGTGGTAGTGACCTTGGTTGGATTCTTAGAAACTTTGATGACAACACAAATGTATTTGTTATCTCTCATAAAGAGCAGATGGTTGACAAGTATGACAGAACACTTAATGTTGAGAAGGTGAAAAACTTCTCTGTAGTACGTGAAACAATTGCTGACGAATGACATATCCAAGTCTTAGAACAAATGATGGATGGGAGATATTCCCTCTGTTTGCAAAGGCAGTTTCCCTCCATCACGTTCCTGATGAAATGTGTTTAGACCTTCAGGAAATGGCACTTCAGTGTGAATGGAGGGAAGATGATGGTAGTGATGGAACCAGTGGTGCTGTAACAGCACAAAAAAATGTTCTTGACCTTAATGAAAAAGTAAAAGAACAATTGTATAACATCGTTCTTGATTATGTTATCAAGACACTAGGATATCTTTGTGATGTTCAGTTTACAACATCGTGGTTCACTAGAACATATGAAGGTGGATTCTGTGAAGAACACATGCATAGCAATTCCTGGTTGAGTGGCATCATCTACTATGGTGAATATGATGAGGGAAGTTCTGCAATTCAGTTTGCTGATGCTAATCCTTCTAGAATATGTGTTCAGACCATGGAATTTAATTTCTTTAATTCTTATTGTTGGAACTTCACACCAGAGAAAGCTATGATCCTTCTGTTCCCTAGTGATCTGAGGCATAAGGTTCTGAGGCACAAGTCTGAATGGACTCGCAATGCCTTAGCATTTAACGTTATGCCTAAAGGTGAAGTGGGTATGCAGGACAGCACGTTCCAATACTAGTAGTGTCACAGGGGGGTCTTCGGATCCCCCTTTTTGCGTATATAGTATGTGCATCGACGGACGACGCCATGCTTACTCAAGAGATCAAAGGCAACCTTGCCAAACTGCTTGCCACCGAGAACCTTGTGGTAGAGCATCGCAGCTGCTCCACTGCGTCCTTTGACGTGGACAACCGCATTCTGACTCTGCCTAAGTGGGATCGTGCATCCGCTACAGTCTATGATCTGCTGGTTGGTCATGAAGTTGGTCATGCTCTTTACACTCCTAAATGGGGAAACTTTGAGTGCCCTAAAGATTACGTAAATGTTACTGAGGATGCACGTATTGAGAAACTAATGAAGCGTCGTTATCCTGGTCTTCGCAAGTCATTCTTTAATGGATATCGTGAACTAAATGATGATGACTTCTTTGGTATTGCTGAGGAAAATATTGACACGTTCAAATTTATTGATCGTATTAACCTGTACTTCAAGATTGGTGTTGCCGAGGTAGACATTCCCTTCACTGAAGAAGAGAAGAAACTGGTTGACAAGGTTGATGCACTTGAGACTTTTGATGAAGCAGTTTCTGTAGCAGAAGAGATCTGGGAGTTTGCCAAAGCAGAGCAGAAGCAACTGGAGAAGATGGCAAACGTTCCTGAGTCTGGTAGTGATGGTGGTTCTGACGCATCTGAAACCCAAAGTGTCGATGTCGAACAACCTGAGCAGCAAGAAGAAGGTGAGATGACGCATGAAGAGATGCTCGAAGAAGCAGAGCGTCGTGAAGAAGAGAATGAACTTGAAATTCCTGGTAGTGCTGGTGGAGAACTCAGTGAGTCTGAGACTCAAAGTAATTTTGACAGTCAGACTCAGGGGTTGAGTAGTTCTTTTAGTGGTCGCACCACATACGTGGACATTCCCACATTCGATACATCTGATTATGTTGTTGACTGGGAAACAATCCATGATTGGATTGCTGAGTGTAGTCCAGAAGACAAGGATGCCTATCACTGGGTTGATAGTGAGTACAAGAATTTCAAGAAGTCTGTTCAAAAAGAAGTCAACTATCTTGTCAAAGAGTTTGAGTGTAAGAAAGCAGCAGAATCATACTCTCGCTCTATGACTTCTCGTAGTGGTGTTCTGGACACTAGCAAACTGCACACCTACAAATTCAATGATGATTTGTTTAAGAAAGTAACAATCTTGCCTGAGGGTAAGAACCATGGAATGATGTTCATCCTTGACTGGTCTGGTTCTATGGGAACCACAATGATTGCCACTATCAAGCAACTGATCATTCTTTGTATGTTCTGTAAGAAAGTGCAGATTCCTTTTGAAGTCTATGCTTTTACTAACGAGTGGGTTGCTGCTGAACGTGCAATGAGCAATGCTGCTGATGAAGAAGATCTGCGACGTGAGTATCATAATGATCGCCAGTTCCTCAAAAAGAACGAGATGTATGTAAGTAAGAGTTACTTCCGTATGATGAACATCTTCTCCTCTCGTTCTAACTCTAAGAACTGGGAGCGTCAGTGCCTGAACATCTGGCGTGAAGTGTATGCAATGTGCATGTATGTTGGTTATCAACAAACTATCGGCATGGGTCTGTCTGGCACTCCTCTCAATGAGTCCATCGTCATCATGAAGCACATCATTCCTCAGTTCCAAAAGACTTCTGGTGTCAGCAAGATCAACCTGTGCATCTTGACTGATGGTGAGTCCTGTAGTTCTGCATATGGTTGTGAGGTTCAGTATCATGATGAAGAACCACATGTTGTTGGTCGTCGCATCGATGGTGGTGATATTGTTCTTCGTGATCGTAAACTTGGGCGCACTTACAACTACCAGTCTGGATGGTCCGAGCAAACCAATGTATTCATTCAGAATCTGAAAGAAACTCACCCTAACGTGAGTGTGATGGGTATCCGTCTTCTCGATGGTGGATCTGGTCTCTCCACTTTTTATCGTCGCTATTGTGCCGATTCTGTGGATGGAATGGATAAATTGTATAAGGACTGGAAGAAAACAAAGTCTGTCATTCTTCCTAACCCCCTTGCATATGATGCTCTCTATGTGATGTCTGCTAAGAACAACTCCTCTTCTTCTGCCGAAATGGAAGTTGAAGCAGGATCATCCAAGACTCAGGTCCGTGCTGCTTTCCGTAAGATGCTGAAGCAGAAGCAAACCAATAAGCAGGTCCTGAACCACTTCATCAGTCAGATCGCATAGTGTCCACTCTGCCCCTGACTCTGCCCCACTCTGCCCTATACTTACTTCATACGCAACCAACCAATGCCTGCCAAGTCTGACCTGACCACCGCACAACTTACTTCTTATCTGTCCGAAAACTTCGGAAGCGACATCAATGCCGATCATGTTCGTTCTGCTTGCGACCACTTTGGTGTTACTTACCCTACTGCTGTCAAGCGTATTCGTGATTACAATGTGGGTCGCGGTAAGTGGAATCTTACAGTTCAAGAAAAACTGGAGCAAACTTTTGAGGCACCTGCAGCAATCCCTGCTGTGGAGCAAAACCTCATTCCTGAGAAAGACGACACTTTTGTCCCGTTCGGTAACTTCACTGATGTGAAGAAGATCATCCAGTCCAAGATGTTCTACCCTGTGTTCATCACTGGTATGTCTGGTAATGGTAAAACTTTTGGTGTTGAACAAGCATGTGCTGCTCTAAATAGAGAGATCATTCGCGTGAACATCACCATTGAAACTGACGAAGATGATCTTATTGGTGGGTTCCGTCTTGTTAATGGCGAAACTGTTTGGCATAATGGTCCAGTCGTCGAAGCTCTTCAACGCGGAGCTGTGCTGCTTCTAGACGAGGTTGATCTTGCTTCTAACAAGATTATGTGTCTCCAGAGCATTCTGGAAGGCAAGGGTCTTTTCCTGAAGAAGATCGGTAAGTATGTTAAACCTGCTGCTGGTTTCAACATCATTGCTACTGCCAACACCAAGGGTAAGGGTTCTGATGATGGTCGCTTCATCGGCACTAATGTGTTGAACGAAGCATTCCTTGAGCGTTTCGCACTGACTTTCGAGCAAGAGTATCCCACTCCCAAGATTGAGACCAAGATTCTTGAGCGTCTGGGAGAATCTGTGGGAGTGACAGATG